ATAATAAGTATAAATAAGCTGGGACTTCCTCAAATAGAGCTAGTTGATGGAATAAACATTGCTAGCCCTCCTTTAAATTCTAGTACCAATAAAATCCAACACGGGGTAGAACTTGACTCAAAAGGTCGAGAAGTTGCCTATCATGTCTACAATGACGCCACACTTAAATACACCAGGGTTCCAGCTTACACGACAAGAGGAAGAAAAAGAGCTTGGTTAGTAAGGGCTACAGAGTCAAGAATTGATGACGTTCGAGGCTTGCCTTTATTGTCTGTAGTTCTTCAAAATATAAATGAAATTGGAAAATATATGGATTCGGAACAAAGAGCAGCCTTAATTAATAGTTATATTGCCGTTGTTCATGAACAATCAGAAAAAGCCGCACCAACTGCACAAAATCCGCTAAAAAACATGGTTAAAGGATCGCAAACAGTTGAAAATACTGATATTAACAACACTAATACATATAATGAAATGCAACCAGGTTTTTTAATGACTAATTTACTCCCTGGTGAAACTGTTAAATCATTTGATACATCAAGACCGAATGTTAATTTTGGACCTTTTGTTGAATTTTGTATGAAAACTATGGCTCATGCTTTAGAAATACCGCCAGAAATAATGTTTCTTGAATTCAAGAGCAATTTTAGTGCATCCAGACAGGCAAAACTTGATTTTAATGATTACGTTCAAAAGGCTCAGTCTATTTTTAGTGATTCTTTTACGCAGCCTATCTATAATGAATGGCTAACAGGAATGGTTCTTACTAATGAAATAGTCGCCCCTGGATATGTTGAATCATTAATGAATTTAAAAGAATGGCAAGTTTTAGGCGCGTGGCGTTTTACTAAATGGCGTGGACTTCCAAACAAATCTGTAGATGAAGTGAAGCAATGGAAAGCAATTGAAATTCAAATTGCTAAAGGTGCATTGACTATGGAAGCCGCAGCAGATGAATTCAATGGAACTGACTTTTATGACAATGCAAGAAGATTAAAAAAAGAACGTGAAGCCCTTGGGATTATGACAGAAAAGGAAGAAGCCGCACTGACAACATCACAGCAGATTGATAATATAAATGATAAAGTTGATGATTTTATGAATAGTTTTGAGGACTCGAATAATGTCTGATGTAAAGAAATTTTACAATATATATAGTTTAGAAAATGAAAAAGTTGTTATTGATATTGATGGAATAATTGGTTCATACTGGGAAGGCTCAGAAGAGTCAAAAAATACAAAAGCAGAAATAAGAAACTTTCTCAATGACGTGAAAGGAAAAGAAGCAAAAACAATACTTGTTAGGATTTCAAGTCCTGGTGGTAGTGTAGATCATGGCGTAACTATTCACGACGCCTTGAAAAACCATCCAGCAAATATAGAAGTTGAAGTTTTTGGAATGTCAGCAAGTGCAGCAACTATAATTTCACAAGCTGCGGACCCTGGCAAACTTAGAATGTCGAAAAATGCTTTTTACTTAATCCATGAAGCCTGGATGAGTGCAAGTGCAAATAAGACAGAACTAAAACAGATGGCGAAAACACTTGAGACAATAGATAAAGTGCTTGTTAATATCTACCAAGAAAGAACAGGTGGAGAAGCAAGCGAGATAAAAGAGTTGATGAGTATAGATAATGGTAATGGTGAATGGCTGGATGCTGAAAAGGCTTTAGAGTTAGGACTTATTGACGAAATACTTGAAATAGAGACAAAGAAAGAAACTATTGAGAATCACAAAGCATATCAAAATAAATTTGCGGCAATGGCTGGCAGAAAAGTCTTGCCACATTTTAAAAATACCGCGACCACTAACAGTATAGAGGAGGTAAACTCTATGGAAAATGTAAAAACTTTTACCGCTGAAGAAATGGAAGCGGCAAAAAAGGAAGTTATTGAGAATGTCAAAAAACATCTCAATTGGATTGACAAAGCAGAGAATTCAACTGTTTTGGGAAACATTGAAAACAACGCAAATTATGCAGACTGTGTAGAAAAGTACAGTGATGAAAAAATCGCTAAAGCAGAAAGAAAAGATCGTGAAGAAGATCTAAAACCTGAAAATCTTGGAAACATTAACGCTTTAAATGAAATGAAAGTTGTTGGAGATGAAGAGAAGAAAGAAGAAGATATTTATGATTACATGGAAGAAGCAGGCTATATTAAAAAATAATGGAGAATTAAATGGCTAGAGTTACAGTAAATGGAAACATTGATTTCCGCAAAGCTAACAACAGATTTTTTACTGGTGTTACAATTAAAAATGGAACTGGTGCAGAAGTTACACTTGATGAAGCTTCTTTACTATTGTTTGATGAAACAGACGGCAAGTTTTATGCTTATCCAGAAGATAGCGTATTAAAACCAGTTGCAATAGTTCCTTATGATATGACAATTGGAGCTACAAGCGAAATTACAGGTAGTGTTTGTGTATGGGGTGACGTTAATGCATCCGCTCTTTCACTTCCTGGTAGTGACACAATTGATACTGTGCCAACTTCTAACGGTGGAACTGCAATGGCTATTACTGCGGGTGGTAGCAATGTTGGTAACGGTGTTGCTGGAGCAATTACACAGGGTTCACTTGCAAAAGCTGGAACTTATACATTGACTTGTACTGCAGAAGCATCAAACGCAGGAACTTTTCAAGTTGTTGATCCTGATGGTTTTTTAATGGCTCCACTTACAGTTGCGGTTGCATATGACAATGGTGCTTTTGGTGTTACAATTGCAGACGGTGCAGAAGATTTTGATATAGGTGATGTATTCACTGTTGTCGGTGATGTTGAAGCGTCTGGCTCTATTAGGCTTATGCTTAAAGAAACAGGGATTATTGCAGAAGAAGTAGTTCAAATAGTTGAATAATATAAAAACGGAGAAAAACATGGCTAACACAAACACTAGTGCAATAACTAAATTTGCGGATCTAGTTATTCAGAGAAAAAGAACAAAATTAGGATTTCTTAATTTTTTTGAATCAAAATCAGAAAATGTTTTTGACGGAATCAATGTCGAATTTGATATCGTTAAAGAAAAAAGGCTTACTTCAAAAGCCATGAACAGAAACACAGGAGCTACAGAAAATGGAACTGAAGTTTTCAAAAATGTTTCTTTCACACCACCTAGTTACAAAGAAGCTAGACCTTACAATATAGCTAATTTTAACAACAGAACAGCAGGCGAAACTATTTATAGCGAAAAAGAAAGACAGGCAAAGCTTATTTCTAAAACCGCTGGTGATGTTGCTTTACTTGATGACAAAATCGGTAGAGGCGAATTGCTTCAGGCTGTTTCTGTTTTCCAGACTGGGAAAATTGAATTTGCTACCAATAGTCTAGGTATTGGCGTTGCTGATATCGACTTCGAATGTCCAACAGCAAACTTTGCAGACCTTACAGGAGCCGCAGGTTCTGAATATTGGGATGATGCAGACGCAGACCCAATTAGAGATATTGAAGGCCGCATGGCTCAGATTGAACAAGAAAGTGGTTATGTAGTTGATAATATCGTTATGGGCCTTGAAGCTCAAAGAGAATTTGTAAGAAACTCTAAAATTAAAGATGAACTTGACAACAGAAGAATCAATAGAGGCATTCTTAATTTTGAAGAAAGACGTATTAATGGTTTTCAGTACTGGGGAACTTACAACATGAATGGAACAAATGTTGACTTCTGGACTTTCTCAGATTGGTATTTAGACCCTGCTGATGATTCAACAGTAACTTCATATGTTGACAGTAAAAAAGTTATTTTCATTTCCTCACAAGGTGACTATCAAGTTTATCATGCTGGAGTTGATGTAATTAAAGATATTAATGATAGTGAACTTTCCGGGATACTTCCTTCAGGAAATGTAAGAAATATCAATGATAGAGTTGCTACTAGTATGTATGTTTCTACTTATAAAGGCGATAGAAACAGAGGCGTTATGATTGAAGTACAGAAAAATCCTCTCTATGTGCCTAGAACAAATGATTCTTTTGGAGCAATGACAGTATTGTCATAATGGAGGTTATTATGAAGGCTATTGTTAAAGAAGGAAAATCAATAACTATAAATGGTAAATCTTATTGTGAAGGTGACTTAATAGCTCCTTCAATTTGGCGCAGAGATGGAGAAAAGCAAGTTTTTTTCCATGTTGAAAAAGGATATTGTGATTTAGTCGAAGAGTCAAAAAAAGAAGAGCCTGTTGAAAAAGTTGTTGAACCTGCAAAAGAAGAAGCAGAGCCAAAAATAACACTTGACGAGATCAAAAAAATGAAGCGTCCAGAACTTATGAACTTATGTCAAGCATATAAAATTAAGTGTTCAGGTGTGAAAAATAAAGATCTTATCAAAGCTCTTGAAAAGGTAATATAAATGAGTAATGGAGCGTTATTAGATCAAATGAGAGTTGACAACCGCAGTATATTAGGTGAAGGTGGGTTTCAAACTCCCCTCACAATTACAACTAGGGGGAATATAACTCCAGAGGTTACAGCTATTATTGATGGAACAATAACGCTCCATAATACCCAGATTGACCCTGAAACAGGGACATATGCAAGTATTCGTACAGCTCATTGTGTTTTTAATACTCAGGAATTAATTGACGCTGGATTTCCAGTTTACGGAAACGGCAAAATAGAAAATGAGCCAGATATGAAGAATTCTAAAATATCTTTTGTTGATGCAACTGGAAAAACTCACTATTTCAAAGCAGCAGAGCCAAGACCCTCACACACTTTTGGTTGTATTTCTGTAATATTATCTGGAGCGAAAGCATGACAATACCAAAGATAATAGAAAAAGCTGGATACATTGGTATAAGAGATCAAGTATCTTTAATTCTTGCAACTGAAATTCCAGCACAATTAGCACTAGCAATTTCAGAAGCTGATACAGATTATCAAGCTATGTTAGAAAGTTTTTATCTTGAAAATGGTGATTTATCTATTTATACTGAAAGATTCATTCCTTTTGATGTTCAGGAATATAACGCTATTAATGTTTGGATAACCAACGTTGATGAATCTGAGGGAAGCAATTCACGAAAGCAAATAGGCAAAGTGAATATAAATATTGATATAGCAACCATAAATGATGAAGAAGACTCAAACTCTGCACGTTATATGCAGTGGATGGGGTCAACTATTCGCGGGATTCTAAATAGTGGACAATATCAGGTTTTAGGATATACAAAACCATCTATAATAAAACGTAGGTGGGTAACTGGTGTTAATGTTTACCAGCCAAATGAAACAGATAATATCAATTATTTGTATGGTGGTAGCGTCAACTTAATAGTTGAGTATGAAGAATTCAATACAACTGTAGATGGTGCGGTATGTACTGGAAATGATTCAATAATAGCAACAAATGAATATGAGATTTTGACAAACGGACAATTTAAAATAACAACATAATAGGAGAAACAATGGTTTTATCTACAGCAATAGACCCAACAGCGGGATCTAGGGCAGCAGGTCTAGCACTTGCGTTCAAAGATTTCTCTACGGGAGCTTCTTACTTGCCACAACATGCGGTTTTATTTACAACAGTAGGAACCGATAAAGTAGGTGGTTTTACAGATTTTAATACAGGTGTGACAGTTACTAGCCTACAACAATTCATTGATACTTTTGGTGTTACTGATGGTTTTTATGCAGCTAGAATCTTGCAGCCTTTAAACGGTGGCGGGATTGGTTCAATTCCTCTTACAGTATTTCCAATACCCGTTGGATCAGGAACAGCCGCAGCGGGTGACATTACGCCTTCAGTATCCGCAGCAGCTACAGCAAACGCAACACACTACGTTACTTTCAACGGTCGCAAAGAAATCGATGGAAGAACAGCAGGTTTCGTAGTTGAAACAGGCGACGTTGTTGCTGATATCGTAACAAAAATGACAGCCGCAATTAATGGGATGCTTTATGCTCCATGTTCAGCAGTTGATAGCACAACTAAAGTAACTGCTACAGTTAGATGGCAGGGGCTCACAGGTAACGACGTGACAATAGCAATAGATACAGGTGAAGAGGCCGCGGGCGTTACTTATGCAATCACTCAGCCAACAGGCGGAGCAGGAACTGTTTCAGTTGCAACAGCACTAGCAAATTTTGGTGATGTTTGGTATACTCAAGTCCTTAACACTTACGGTTCGGGTCAATATGATGCTCTTGAATCTGCAAACGGATTGCCAGACCCAACAAGCGGTGGTTCAGGTCGTTGGATTGCTACAGTTGTAAAACCTTTCGTTGCATTTGATGGAACGAACGAAGCAACACCAGCAACATTGAAAGCTCTTGCAGCTTCAAGAAAAACAGACATGACAAATGCACTAGTCCCAGCGCCAAATTCTCCTAGTATGCCTTGTGAGATTGCAGCGGGTGCAATGGTTAGAACTTGCAAAACTTTTAATAATACACCTCATGGATCAGTAAATAATCTATCCTTGTTTGACGTTGTTGATCCTACTGGAAATACAATAGGTGACATGAATGATTACGCAACTAGAGAAGACCTTTTTAAAAATGGTATTTCTACAGTAATTTGGAACGCTTCAGAAGGTTACAAAATCAATGATCTTATTACTTTTAGAAGACCAGACGACCGAAGCCCTTTAGCGGTTGATTGGCGTTATGTAAGGGATATTGTAGGTATTGACTTTAATTTCATTTATGGATACAAACTTCTTGAAGCTGCTAACTTAATTGATAAAACTTTAGTCAATGATGATGCAGTTATTGGCGTTACAAGTACAATTAAACCTAAAGATTGGAAAGGGTTACTTTATACTTATTTTGATAGTTTAGAGAATCTTGCAATTATCGCGGATGCTTCTTTTTCAAAAGAGTCTTTACAGGCACAAATTAGCGCGACTAATCCGCAAAGATTTGAAACGCTTCTTTACTACAAACGCACAGCGATTGCAAGAGTAGTTGCAACAACGGCGTACGCTGGTTTTAATTTTGGTGAACAATAATGGTAGTTGTTGAGATCAATGCAAAAGTGGAAAAAAGTAAAAAAAAGACAGTTGAAAGTAAAAGCAGTTCAATTGTTGAAAATTCATTTAATAACACTTTTGAACTATGCGACAACTCGCAAGATGGTTTTAATTTAGGACAAATTTAAAAGGAGAATAATATGGCAAGTGGTGATACACTAGAATTGACAATTGCACATAGCGTAGTTGGTTCAAGACCTTTTGCGGTTCAATCAAATCAAGATATTTCTCTTGACAAGGGCGGTTATTCAGCTACTAGAGCGGCAAATGGAAATTTAACAGGGCATAAGCAATTAAACGCAAAACCTTGGATGATAGAAGGAATTCAAATAGAATTTGATCCCGATGATGGAGCTATTGAATTCTTACAGTCTATTTCTGATAGTCCAATTGATGCAACAATAACCTGGCAACATATAAACGGTGTAGTCTATACAGGTAAAGGAAGCATTGAGGGCGACTTGAAAGCAAATACAAATACAGGTTATATTGCTATTACTTTAAGTGGCAACAAAAGACTTGACAAAATTGCATAATAATTAAACCACCAAGGAGAGAGAGATGAGTACAATTAACAGAGATCAGGCTATAATTGAGTTTGACAAATGGGCTTTTGATATTAAGAAAATTAAACCACGCTTAATTGATGAAGAACTAAAAGAATCCGTAGTTCAAAACATAATGGATGGAACTTTTGCTATTGATGAAGAAGGAAACGTAATACAAAAACTTCTTTTTCCTACATCAGACACAGTTCAAGAGCTCAAATTTAAACCAAGGCTTTTAGGTTTTGAAATGTCAAAAATGAAAGAGTATAAAGATTCTGATGCAACGGGTAAAGCTTCAGCATTGATTGCGGTTTTAACTGGAATGAATAAAGGTATTATTGGAAAACTTGACTCTTCTGATTTGATGGCAGCACAACAGCTAGTGAGTTTTTATTTGGTGGGGTGACGTTAGACATTAGCAATATGGTTGCTAGTGTCGCCTCTACTTTTGGTTTTAGTCGTCACGACATGAAAAACATGTTTGTTTGTGGCGATGAAAACGACATGGACGATCTTTATTATTGGTATGAAAGGGCCGTGGACTTGTCAGAAAAGGCGAAAAAGCCAACTGACGAGGACTAGGCCCTCCAGTGCCTAACGTGGGGTTTTATGGCTACTCAATTTTCAGTATCAACAATATTTAAGGGCGTGGACAAGATGTCCAATGTTTTTAAAACTATGTCAAAAAATGGTTCGAGTGCATTTAATAAAATGGGCGGTGCATTGGAACGATTTAATAGAAAAACTAAGAAGATGCAAAAATTAGGAGCTAAGGCCGCTGGATTCTTGGGGATTGCAGGCGGTGCGTTATTGGTTAAAAATGCCATTGGCGGGGCTATAACTAAGGGTGTTGAGTTTGAAAAAACGATGGTTAGTGCTTCGGTAAAGTTTGTGGATGGCGCTAAACGTGGGACTAAGGCTTTTG